TATCAACGCTTGCAGCTGATTTCTTTGGTGCCAAATACAATTTGCAATTCGAAACTTTCGAAGGTCTATGTATGGCACCCCTTGTCACAGAGACTAAAGGACCTCTAATAGGTGGATTCCATCTGGGAGGAAAGAATGGTGAGACGCGAGGTTGTAGTGGTCTATTGTTGCGGAGTGAGTTCGACAGTGCTTTTGGGGCGCTACGTCAAGTTTCCGGAGTAGTATTATCTAAGAGTTCAGGGACAGTTCCCAAGGATCTCTATGATGTACAATTCTTCGAGAATAGTGACGTACACCCTAAGAGCCCAATCAATTTTCTTCCCGATGGTACTAATTGTAAGTACTATGGGCAGGTTACCGGTCGAGCTTCTTACTACTCTGATGTCGAATCTACTATCATATCCAAACACGTGGAGGACGTGTGTGGGGTACCCCAGAAATGGGGGGGCCCCAAATTTCGAAAGAACTGGCCCTGGCAAGCATCTTTGCAATATTCAGCGAAACCCTCGAGTGGTATCGAGGGATCGTTGTTAGAACTTGCAGCAGATGATTATATCCAAGGCTTACTTCAGGCACTTGGCGAACTACCGGATCTAATGAAAGGAGTTCGCCCTCTTACGGAGATGGAGACAGTGTGTGGTATTGATGGACTTCGTTTCATCGATAAGATGCCACCTGGTACTTCGATAGGTTTCCCACTTTCGGGACCTAAATCTCAATACCTGACTCTTTTGGACCCCAAGGATCATCCCACCCATCAATGTCCAGCAATTTTGGAACAGCGATTCTGGGATCAAGCTTATGAGAATGAAGAGCTCTATCTCCGTGGAGAGAGGGCTTATCCAATCTTTAAAGCTTGTTTAAAGGATGAACCTACCAAACTAACCAAGGACAAAGTTCGAGTTTTCCAGGGAGCACCTATCGCACTACAATTGCTTGTGCGTAAGTATTTCTCCCAATAGCGCGACTCTTGTCCATGTTGCCTCTAACATCTGAATGTGCTGTAGGCGTGAATGCCCAGGGCCCTGAGTGGGACCAATTGGCAAAGCACGTTAAGAAATTCGGAGCTGAACGTATTCTTGCTGGTGATTACAGTAAGTACGATCTCCGAATGCCTGCACAAGTAATGTTCGCTGCATTTCGCATTTTGATGGATCTTGCAAAAGTTTGTGGATACTCCGAACGTGATCTTACGATCATGGAAGGAATTGCCACAGACATTTGCTACCCACTCATGGCGTACAATGGAGACTTGATACAACACTATGGGTCTAATCCTTCGGGACAAAACCTAACAGTGTACATCAATTCCATTGTTAATGCACTCCTATTCAGATGCGCTTATTACTACACTATGAAGGCACGTGAAAACGTTCCTCCATTTCGTGAAGTGTGCGCTCTCATCACTTATGGTGATGATGCTAAGAGTTCCGTACACGAGGATTTCCCCGAATTTAACCACATCACTGTGGCAAAGTTCTTGGAAGCTCGTGATATGAAATTCACTATGCCTGATAAGGAATCCGAACCTACTGAGTATATGATAGATGAGGAGGCAGATTTGCTCAAACGCGCCAATGTATATTGCGAGGATACTGGCTTGATCATGGGAGCTCTGGATGAAGATTCAATCTTCAAGAGCTTACATGCCACACTAAAATCCAAAGCATTAACACGTGAACAACAAGCGATGCAGAACATCGATGGAGGTTTACGTGAATGGTTTGCACATGGACGCGAAGTCTATGAACTTAGGCGTGAGCAAATGTTAGAAGTTGCAAAGCGTGCTGATATAGCCCACGGTTGTAGCGTTCTTCATGAATCTTATGATGATCGCTTGCAGCAGTGGAAAGACAAGTACACTTAAGCAGCTAAGTCTTGGGCAGACATTAAATGCATCCCTCTGGGCGTA